GTTCACCTTTGATTCCCTCAAACTCGCGAGGCTCTTTACCCTTTGACAAGAACGGAGCAAGGTCAGTAGGAATCCATGAATCAATTTCACAGTACACAGCACGGTCACCGACTTTGTACTCACCTTTTTTAACAACAACTTTCCAACCACCCACGGTTGCACATTCAATAGCATCTGCACCTTCGATCGGATTCAGTTCATCAATCTTTCGAATTGTAGCTAATTTTCTCATTTGAAACTTTCAATATATTCAACTAAAATCTTATTTGCTTCCTGCCGAGAAATACCAAAGCGTTCTTCTAAAAATGGAGTAGCACCCCACATATTCACTTCTCCCGAATCTCGCAGTGCAATTAAATAATCATAATGTTCGTCGGACATCTTATCTTTAGACATCTGACGCTTACTTTGGAACCCGGTCATCGTATCACCTTTTTGTTACCATACCATAAGTATAACACCTACAGTGCAGAAGTCAAGCATTCTTTAAGAGACCCATCGCCTCGAAGGGTCTTTACCAAGAACTTTCGTCCATAATAGTTTTGGTGACCTTGACGAAGTCTCCGTTAAGACACGCTTTGACAGATGCTTCGACGATAGAACCAATACCTGAAGACGAATCCGAGGTAATCGTTACAAATTCTGTGTCAGGAAACTTTGACATGAATTGTTTGATAGTTTCAATATCATCACGATGCAGGCTAACTTCATTTATCATTATCTAATCCTAGTGTTTCTGGTGAATGATCTAATATATCTGCATCATAAAAGAATGCATCTGCGTCAATGATCTTAATGTAAAGATCGCTATGTTTAATCTTATAATCATTGTATCCCTCATCATCATATACGCGGAATACAAAGCCACCATCAAAGGTGTTCAGCAAAAATCCAGTAAAGCCATTTGCAGATACCGGTTTCATTTCAATTTTCCTTTAATCCATCCGCGAGCTGGCAGATACTTCCCTATAACCAAGACCGAGTTTATCTCGAAGAACTCGGGCAAATGCCTGAGCGCCGTCTTCTTTTGCAGTAAGTGCCTGCGTAAAGCTTTTGCTAGGATTCCAAACAGACAATCCACCACCATATGCCGGACGAGCTTCGCCGATGTGCTTCAAATAACGAGCAAGCTTACCATTACCGGGACGAATCGTGACCCAAGCAAAACCGCAGACATCGCGATCGCCATGCTTATTAAGAGTTTCTTGAGTCGCAGTTTGTGCTGCGGCAAATGCCTCATTAACGGCATCAATCAGAACAGAATCAAATTTAGACATTACAAGTTTCCTTTTTAAGATTAGCAATCTGGATCAAAAGATTCCCATTCCTGGGCTTCGTCGGGTTGACCATCATCTTCGATGTCGTCATTCATACCCAGAACTTCTGCGATGAGATCATTACTACGAACAAACTCTTCGACTTCGGCTTCGCTCAAGAATCCGAGCAAGTCGCCGATCAATGCATCTTTATCGAACAAACCTTCATCCAATGCATCAAGAAGAATTGTAGTCATTGGGCGAGCGTGTGACATATTCATTTTGTTTCCTTAAGCGAATTCGTACATGAACTGTGCAACAGACGGATCCAATTGAATCAACTGATTGGCCACGCGGGTCAGTTCCAAGTAACGATGGCGCGTTTGAGTGGCGGACAATTCACCGTCACAACTCAAATTCTCAGGACTCAGGTCCGCATCCAAAGACTGTGCAATGCGTCGACGACCTTTAGCAGTACTGATCTCGAACTGCTCACCTTTGAACATAGCGTTCCATTTGTTCTTTCGCTCGATGTAAGATTCCAATGCCTTCATTTCGTTGTCCTTTTTTGTTACCATACCATAAGTATAACACCTACAGGCCAGAAGTCAAGCATCTTGTGGAAAGACCCTTCAGGCCGCCGGGTCTTTGCCCTGACCGACACCAAAGGTTTCCCAGATTTCGTCTCTGATTTCTTTCAACGCATCGTATGTCCATTCGCAGGCCATTTCTCCGGCGGAGCTATTACCCACAGGGATTCGATATCTCTCAATCTTATCGATGCATTCTTGGACAATTGCCAATACAAACTTATCAATATCTTTACTGGAAATCCAACGACCACTGGAATCAGTATATACATTATTGGATTCCAGTAATGATTTAATTTTATTGTTCATATTTACCTTTCTAATGTTAAAATCTAATTATAATGGTTAACAGGAAAATTGTCAAGCAGTTATATAAATATAAAATAACCAAAAATAATTAAAAATATGGCTTCAGTAACACTTCCAATTTTTGCAAATCAATTGTCGATGGCAAATATATTTTCTGCCCATATAGAATCGTATCCTGGGTATTTAGTATTTGGAATGTCTGCATTATATGCCGGCGGTACAACACAGATAACGGGGTATGGTCCTCCACCTTATGTTGCAGCAGGTACAATTGCTTATAAAAATGGATTATATTCTACTGTTCCTTCGTCTGGGCAAATTGCCATAGGAGATTTCCATGGTTCAACTGGAATCCCTAAAGTTTCAGTAACACAGCTTTTTGATAACTTTACTAGAGCAAATGCCACAGATTATCCTTTATTGGGTGGGTCATATACTGCAGGAAGAACAAAATTTTTCTTTAACTACGGTCGCTATGGGCAAGTTATTTACTATTCAACAGTAACATCTACTCCGGCTCTTACTATAGATCTTACTTCCTTAACCGCCGGCGACTATGTTGAGATTACCATCGATGATGCAATCATACTAGGCAAGGGTGGTAATGGTAATGGTGCAAGCGGCGGTCCCGCATTACGTATAAATGCACCCGCAGGAGTTTCTGTATACGTTTCCGTACGTTACCCATCAACTGTTGCTGCGGGTGGCGGTGGCGGTGGTGGCGCGTATGGTGGAGGTGGCGCAGGTGGGGGCAATGGTGGCGGTGCGTATGGTGGCGCCGGGGCGATATCTTATTTAAATACTAAAGGTGCAAATGGTGGTGGTGCTGAACAAAATGGGCCCGGATACTATACTAGCGCAGGTGGCGGAGGGGGTGGCTGGGGAACGTTTCCCCCAGCCGGAGGATATCCCGTAAGTTCTCCGGGTGGAGGCAGTATTGCACCGTTGGGCGCTTTATATGGATTATCAGGTGGTACTGCCGGTTGGTCTGGAGGAGGGTTGGGTGGATATGGCGGTGGAGGTGGCGGACATCAAAATATTTGGTCTAGTTCCGCGCCGCCCGGCACACAAATATTTTATACATTTACAGGATCTGGTTCTTGGACAGGCGCCGGTGGTTCTGCGGGTGGGGGGTTTATTAATGCAGGCGTTCCGCTTGGGCTATCAGGTAACTATGGTGGCGGTGGAGGTGGTCTAGGTGGGGCCGGCGGTTCGGGTGTAAATCTTAGCCCAGGCGGAGGCAAAACCCCGGTAGGCGGCGGCAATACTGGATATGCTATCACATCAACAAATCCATATACAATGGGATACGTATCCCCCGGATCTATTTACGGATTTTATTAAAAAGGTTAAAAATGATTTATATAGTTAGCAATCCCTTCACGGGGAAATCTGAAAGATTTGCGAGTTTGGATGAAGCAAAAAGTAAATACATAGAAATATGTAAAAATGTAATATTGATTTATGGGCCTAAAATTACAAGCGCAATATCAGTAGATTCAAATAATACAGGATTAGAATGGAATCACCCGATCGGAGATATTACCCAAAAATCTTTTTTCAATTGGTTGAATGTATCTTTAAATGAATTCTCAGAAGAAGATGTAGAAATTTCTACTGCTGGGCATACATTACCCGAAGAAGTGGTATTCTATGAGGAATTGGAAAAACAAAAATTACAAATTATTATAGATGAAAGAGCCCATCTTATAGAGTATTTACGATTTTCCGAAGAAGGATTTGCAGAGTCTGATCAATATAAAATGATGATACAAGACTTACAGGGTGCTAAAGACCATTTAAATGTTATTATACAAAATAAACAAATATTAATAGCAAATGCAAGCGAGGAAGTAGTTCGTGCTGCAAATGCTGTAAAAATCTAAGTTAGGAAAAGGGGACATTGCGTCCCCTTTTTTATTGACTAGAATCGTCTTTCTTGTGCTTTTGCTTGCGAGTATACTGTGTACGATCTCGCATAACAACCGATTTATGCTTGTTGTTTTTAGCAACAAAATTTCTCGGTTTTATTTGCGGTAATTGTATATGTATATTAGACATCATGATTATGCAGTATTTAGTTTGGGTGAAACCAAAGCAATCAATTGCCGCTCGCGAATATGAGCATCTTTCTTACCTCGAACGATCTCTAGAATCTCATATTCAAAAGACTCAGGGCCGTGTGCACGAATTTCCTTACACAGAGTCCAGTCTTTATCTTCTTTAAGTGCTCGCTGAACGTGCTTGTTCACACGCACACGTAAATCCTTCAAACGAAAACCCTGAGTAACTCCGATGTATGCATTAGAGTTCGCAGTGTTCGTCAGTTGATATACGATGTGTCGACGATCTGAGCGCTTTTTTCGGGTGACAACTTTTGCTTCCATACCATAATTATAACACCTACAGTATGGAAGTCAAGCATTTTTAAATCGTTTCGTAGTCGTTTTTGCCTACGCCGCACTCTGGGCAAAGGAAATCATCAGGAAGTTCTTCCCAAACGCCCTCAAGCTCTTCGTCATGTACATGACCGCATACAATACAAACGTGTTCCATTATAGTGTCTCCCAAACTTGTTGATATGCCTCAGCGTGACGTTGCTCGACTTTCTTCAAAGCAGCAAATCGTTTTTCAGCCAATGCAAGCATTTTCTTAAATTCTTGAGCGTGTTCGTTTGATTCACGACCTTGCTCGTTAAATTCTTTCACCGCTTCAATATTACTTTCAGCTTTTGCTTGATTTTCAAACTTAGGATACATTTCGGTGTATTCATAAGTCTCACCCTCAATCGCCTTTTCAAGACATTGCTTGGTATTTGGTTTTCCGATTAGAAGTTCCAATTGACCCCAGGCGTGTTTAATTTCTTGATCTGCAGTATGTTCGAAGTGATCTGCGATCTCTGGAAATCCTTCCTCGCGAGCAATTCGTGCAAAATAGCGATACTTGATATGCGCCATAGACTCGCCGGCTAATGCGCTTTCAATATTTTGTAATGTTAAAGACATATTTTATTTTCCTTCAAATGATTTACGTTTTCGTTCTTCATGTTCTTCGTAGTGCTTATCGCATACGGTCTTAATCCACCCCGATGTTTCCTTAGTAGCACGATTACCGCAGTCCTCGCAGGTATGTCCTGCCCAAGATTCAGCCATACGAACCATACCACCGATGGCATCATCTCCACCCGAGTAATAGAATCGCAGACCACCAAACTTTTCCTTAATCTGATTTACTGTGACTTGCGGAACAACCGGGTGTTTTTCGTGATTCTTATTGTGCCAATCAATGTGGTGTTGAATCTGCCCACAAAGACTTCTTAGAATTGGCCACCAACCCTCACCACAAGCAAATCCTCCGTACGGTTCGGAAAACATCTTTGGAAATTTAGTTTCCATCTCTTTATGGAATTTATCATATCTAGTTTCTTCCTCGCTCATAACAAATTCCTCGTGTCTATCAAATTCTTCGTTCATAATATTAAGGTGTACTAGTTTCTGCTTCATCTAAGATTTTAGCAAAATACGGGGTTAAACTTTCTGCGGCATCATCATACTTCTTAGAAGGTGCAATAAGCTCTGCATCGCAACCGGCAACAGCGGCACCATAGTCTCCAAGGGTTGCAATGGTATCCTGAGCCATATCTCGTGCACCTTTTAGGTATGCATTACGCAACCATTCCATTAAAATATCTTGTCGTTTTGTGACATCCTCAATAGTCGCGTCGTCAAGGAATCTTTGAGCCCTAAAGCTGAAAGATTCCAATTCGAGAAACCATTCGAGAAACTTTTCGTTTAGATCAGTTACCTTTGCCATATCGAACAAATTTATTTTCTGGATCAAACTTCTCAAAGAATGCTTTATGTTCATTGTATGGAGCAAAATACTCAATACATTCTCGCAAAGACATTAGCAAATTTTCATCAATCTCATCTTCGCCGTGAGCACAAAAGGGATCTAAATTGCGCTCAAATGCTTCCATCATTTCTTCACTTACAATCTTTTCAATTTGCTCGTAAGTCAATTCAATAAATTTCGTTTCCATATCTAACTCCAATATATTAAGTTTAAACTTCTACAGTCATCGGGAAATAAGGTTCTTCTTTATCAGAACCACGCTCATAGTTAACATAACCGCGAGGGTTACACACAATACGAGTGGAACCAACCATGTAATCAAAGATATCATGAGTATGTCCGTGAGTCCATAATTTGATCTGAGGGTGATCCAGAATAAAATCTGTTAGATCACTAGAATAAGCACCGTTCATCAGTACGTCATCCTTATACCTGGGTTTGGTACTTTGCTTAGATGGAGCATGGTGACCGCATACAATAACCTTTTGATCGTGTTTACCTTCAAGAACAACTTTGAGATATCCCATCATCTGTCTATGGTCTTCCAAAGCATCCTCTGGACAAAATGTCGATGGTTCTTCTTTAAAGACCATACCGTCTTCGATAAGCATACCTTTATCATCTGTCAAATAATTGCCAGTATCATCCTTTTTATAGACAGGTACTTTATATGAGCGATTACGATTAGAGTTTCTAACAATTTGAAAATCGTTCATACAACGCTTAACATGATATAAAGTATTAGGATCTTCGTTATTCATGTCTGTCCAAAGAGTACCACCGACGAACATCACATCATCGATAGTAACAGTCTCTTTGTCTAGAAAATGAATATCAATACCAGCGCATACCTTCTTTAGAATAGCTGAGGATTTTGCATAGTCTCCGTGATAATGCTCGTGATTACCCATAACATAAATGACATGGGGAAATACTCGTTTACATTCTACTAGAAAATCGTAGAAGTCATGTCCTTTGCGAGGAACAATACGAGTCCAGTCAGAAACAGCTGCACCTAGTTCGTGTGCAAGCATAATGTCTCCACCAAGAATAAGTACATCGGCATTATCTGGATTGACAGGAGTCCATATTCCAAATTCCAGATGTATGTCTGAAGTAACAGCAATTTTCATTTCATTTCCTTTTTATCATATCATAAGTATAACATCTATAGGACAGATGTCAAGCATTATTTTTTACTATAGAATGTATGGTCATCTATCTTTGCAATATAGTTAACACTTTTAACCCAATATGGTTTTTTGTTTCCGCTATGGTAATAAGTTGCATCTTCCAATCCAAAGAATCGAATGTTATTATACAATACGTCGTTTGCAGCTTGTACAGATGCTTCCCATTCTTCGCCCGCATATTTTGGTTTTCTTTTTAGTAAAGTCCAAGAAAACTGACCATGGCTCATAACAACTGAGCAAATATTATTGCCCCATTTATTTAGATTTAATCTATTAAGTGTTACTTGTGCAACAGCAACCTTGCCTATATAAGATTGTCCTCTGGCTTCATTGTAGATATTCTTAGCCAAACAATCCACATCTGCCTTATTAAAATCTATTCTAGGATTCTTTTCCTCAATCTCTTTTAAACGAATTTCCATTTCAGTATATCGTTCATAGAAATTATATGCTTCACTAGCAATGAATCCTAGAAAAAGGGCTCCTACTATGATGCCTGCTTTATAATATTTCGTCATTCTTACCTTATGGATATATTAATTTTAATACGAGAACCTATTGGGAATTGTTGTCCGGTATAATCAGTAAATTCATCATTACCGAATCTATAAGTTGTCTCGTATCCTTTTGACCTAGTTTCATTACGAATTTCGGGAGTACAATTACGAATAGTTCTATCTACCATCCTTGTACGACTCTGCATAGCGCCGCCCGCCACTCCCCCAAGGACGCCATTTAGTACAGCATCTCCAGGCAAATGGGTAGCAATTAGTATACCTACGCCTGCACCCAAAAGAACTCCTAATGTATTTGGTTCTTCTTGAGTCACTTGTCGTTCTATGCAAACATTCTGAGAATATGCATAGTTTTCATAGACAGGAACACTTTTAATTACTGTAGCATAGTTGTCAGCAAATGCAGACACACCACAAAAAAGCAATGAGGCAATGAGAGTCTTTTTCATAATTTAACCTTTCTACCCTTAATTATAAAGTCAAACGGGCAGTATGTCAAGCATTATTTTAGCAGAGCTTTTTCAAATTTTTCTCTATCAGCGGCAACACCTTTGGTATAGCCAGCTTCGGTTAATTCATTTTGTCTAAGATTTAAATCTCTGGAAACAAAGAATGATTTAATTTCTTCACTTTGAAGTGCCTTTATAAATTTTTCTCTGAACCAAGTATTAATTTCTTTTGGTGTATCTTTTGGCAAACCAATCCCCCAAGAAGAATAAAACACTAAAGGTGCGTTGTTGATTTTAGCTAATGGTGTAGATGGGAAATCTTTTAATTTAGTGTCCGAAAAAATTGCAATGGGTTTAATCTTACCTGCATCAATTAATGGTAAAGCTACTGCCAAATTAGATGCTGTGAACATTACATCTTTTTGTGCTATTGCAATCATGCCATCGCCATTACCTTTATAATTTACAATAGTCATTTTATCTGAAGATAACCCTGCAGTATTTAACATTATTTTTAGAATGCCTTCGGTATATGCACTACTAGAAGCAGCAAGCGTTGGCTCCGGAGATTTTTTGATTGTATTAATTAGATCATCTATATTGTT